ACCTTTTAAAGATGTCAGTTTAACGTTACAGAGTAATCCACTGACTCGTGACATACTGACAATTACCAATGAAAGGGCGATAGCACGTTCTATTCGCAATTTAGTTCTTACTCAAAAAGGAGAACGGTTTTTTAATAGTCAATTAGGTTCTGAAGTATCAAGGCTTCTTTTTGAAAACCTCGATAGAAACACTTCTATTTTCATAAGAAATGAAATTGAATATGTAATCACAACCTTTGAGCCTAGAGTAACTCTTTTAGAATTAGATGTAAATCCAAATTACGATGAAAATCAATTCGATATAGTAATAAAATATAAAATTATAGGAATTGATGTGCCAACTCAACAGTTATCATTCGCACTCACTCCAACACGATAATGGCATTAGTTAATTTTACGAATTTAGATTTCGAAGATATAAAGACTTCGATAAAAGATTATCTAAAAACAAATTCCAATTTTACAGATTACGACTTTGAAGGATCCAGTCTTTCTGTATTAATTGATGTATTAGCGTATAACACATATATCAATTCATATAATGCTAATATGATTAGCAATGAATTGTTTCTTGATGGTGCTACTCTCAGAGAAAATGTCGTTTCTCTCGCAAGAAATATTGGTTACGTTCCTAGATCAAAAACTGCTTCAAAAACAAAAGTTTCATTTTTTGTAGATTTATCTGGTTTAGATGTTAGACCATTGACAGTAACTTTAAAAAAGGGAATTTGTTTTACAACTTTAACAACTTTTGGTAGAGAAAGTAATTCATTTTCAATTCCAGAAGATGTCACCGTTCCAGTTAAAGATGGAATAGCATCGTTTGATGATATTACAATTTACGAAGGAACTTTAATTACCCAAAATTTCACCGTAGATTCAACGAACTATCAAAGATTTATTTTAGATAACCCTGGAATAGACACATCAACTATATCAGTAACAGTAAAAGATAATGCACTTTCAAGCGATACTAAAGTATTCAAATATATTGATAGTATTGTAAACATAGATTCAACATCAAAAATATTCTTAATTCAAGAAATTGAAGATGAACGATATGAATTGCTTTTTGGTGATGGATTATTTGGTAAAAAACTTGTTAACGGAAATTACGTTACAGTTTCATATGTAGTAACAAATGGTGAAGTTGCAAATGGAATAACAAACTTCACTTATGCTGGAAGATTAGTCGCAAATGATGGTAGTATAATCAATTCTCAAATTTCTTTGGTTACTTCCAATGGACCAACAAGTGGTGGACAACAAATTGAATCTGTAAGTTATATCAAAAAATACGCACCAAAAATATACTCAAGTCAAAATAGAGCAGTTACTGCAAATGATTATGAAGCACTAATTCCAAAAATATATCCAGAAACAGAATCAATTTCTGTATTTGGTGGAGAAACTTTAGAACCACCAGAGTATGGAAAGGTTTTTATTGCAATTAAACCTACAAATGGATTCTTTCTTTCCTCTGCAAGTAAAGAATTTATCAAATCAGAATTGAGAAAATATTCTGTAGCAGGAATTGTCCCTGTGTTTATGGATCTTAAGTATCTAAACGTAGAGTATGAAACTACAATTTATTACAACAAGAATCTGGCTTCCAATGAAAATGTAGTTTTAAATTCCGTATACAATAATATTTTAGAATACACAAAATCTAGTGAGATTAATAGATATGGGGCAAGATTTAAATATAGTAAATTCTTAAAATTGATTGATGATAGCAATTCTGCTATCACTTCAAATATCACTAAAGTCTCAATGAGAAGAGATCTTAGAGTGAATATAAATGCATTTGGAAATTACGAAATATGTTTTGGTAATGAATTTCATATAAAAAATCCTCAAGGACAAAATATAAAATCTTCTGGATTTAAAGTAGAAGGTTTTGAGAATTATGTTTACTTGACCGATTTTCCAGATTTAAATAATCCAACACAAGGAAAATTGTTTGTATTTGATGGAGAATCTCAAAATTATTTCAATGAAGTGGGTAAAGTAAATTATGAAACGGGTGAAATATTCTTACAATCTATCTCTGTAACTGGAACTGAAATTACTCAAGATGGGGAACCTGTAATTATGATTTCTGCCATCCCCAAATCAAATGATATTATCGGATTACAAGATTTATATTTGCAGATAGATATTAATAGAAGTAAATTAACAATACTTTCCGATGACATCTCTTCTGGAGCAGACTTGATTTATATGCAAAAATTGATAATATTAAAAGTATATCACAATCTACAAATTTAATTGGTGATATTACACAATTTGATTCTTCTATTTTAGTTAAATCTACGGAAGGATTTCCAGATAAGTATGGAATCATTCAAATTGATGGTGAGATAATTACATATAAGTCCAAAACCAATAATAGCTTCGAAGAATGTATAAGGGGATTTAGTGGAATAAGCAACTTAAACGGAAAAAATGATAAGTTAACTTTTTCCACTAGCAATTCCGATTCGCACTCGGATGGAACCATTATTTTAAACTTGAGTGCTTTATTTTTAAATGAATTTTTATATAAGATAAAAAAACAAATTGCTCCAGGATTTGAGGGGTTAGAATTAAATGAGAATGTCAATGAAAAACTTTTTATCAAGCAAGTAAAAGATTTTTATTCTTCTAAGGGGTCAGATAAATCTTTTTCCATTCTTTTCAACGCACTTTACGGGGAAAAAGTAACTGTACTAAGACCATCGGATAATTTAATATCCCCATCAGTATCTAAATATCGAAAAACTCAACAATTGATTGTTGAGTGCGATAATAGAAATATACTAAATCTTGTTGGTAATACTGTATATCAGAACAAAATAAATTCTACTAATAAATCTTTCGCTACAGTATTAGATGTAGAAGAAATAAAAAGAGGAGATAAAATCTATTATAAAATTAGTTTAGATAGCGATTATAATAGAGATATTAATGTTTCAAGTGGAACAATATCTGGTAAATTCACAATAAGTCCCAAAACAAAAGTAACATCGGATATAAAAACAAATTCAAGTTTTATAACAGTTGATTCTACTGTGAAGGAGAGTTATTAATTAAACTTTCTGATGGAACTCCTAAATTGATAAATTATTATGATAAAAATATCAATCAATTTTTAGAGTGTTCTGGAGTAACTTTTGATATAAAAATTGGAACTGATGTAGAAGATAGCAATTACTGCTATGGATATGATTTAAATAATAATAAAATCGAATTTAAAATTACTTCTGTAATTTCTGATTCTGTTCTTCTAACTCCAATACCAGGATATTCAAAAAATGATCTTGTTATAATTGATAATATCGGATTGTCTGGAAATAGACCAGTTCATACTTCCTGGTTATATAATAACGCAATTTACTATGATGTTAAAAATATATCTTTAGTAGATTCTTCAAATTTTTCATACTCTGTTGAACTTTTTGAAGATTCTTACATTTACGTTCAAGATACTTTAGTATTATACGATACAAAAGAAAGAGAAATACTTCTTAAAGTAATATCTCTTAACAACAAAAAATCTTTTGTAGTAGAGTCCCAAAGTGGTAATATAGATCTTTCTGAAAAATATTACTTGGAAAGGAAGATATCTTATGTAAATACTGGAGATTCTTTCATAGATCAAGTAACATCAAATGTTACTAATGTATATTACGATTTTGATCAGGTAGATACTTATGTTGTATCAAATTCTATCCCATCATATTCAAATTTGACCCTTGATATAAAAAAACATTCGGTATCTTTTAGTGGTAATTTTGATGGGGAAGAAATTGAAATAGGAACACATCCATTTTTAACTGGAGACGCTGTATATTATATTCCTAAGAGTCCGAATAATACTTTAAATATAGAATCTGGTTTATATTACGTTAAGAGAATAAGTTCAACAAAAATAAAATTATCTAGAAGCAGGTCTTCAATTTATGCAAATAAATTCATAAATTTGATTGGAAATATTACAGATAGCACTATTGTATTAGATAAGTTCTATGAAAATAGTTTTGCTCCATATAAATTGGTTAAAAGAATTCCAGAATTACAAAAAAGAGATTCTTTGGAGTTTTATGAAACCAAACCAAATCAAAATATTGGTGTTTTAATTAATGGTGTAGAAATTTTAAATTACAAATCAAATGATTTAGTTTACTATGGGGAAATAGAAAGTGTAGATATTTTAGATGGAGGAAACGATTATAATGTAATAAATCCACCTACATTGATAATTACTGACAAAAATGATTCACAAAGGACAACAGAAGATTTTGCTAAAGGATATGTTGGTGTTGCTGGTTCTTTGTCTGGAATAAAATTAGTAGATCCAGGATTTGATTATATTGAAACACCTACTATTGATATAATTGGAGGTGGTGGAAAGGGTGCTGTAGTAAAAGCGGAATTATCCTTATTTAAACACGAAGAATTATTTAAATCGGATGATAGCAATAACGTCAATTTGTCAACTAATATAATAACATTTTCTCAAGACCATAAATTTAGAGATTTTGAAAAAGTTGTTTATAGAGCATTCAATCAAACACCAATCGGAGGATTGATTGATAATTCAATCTATTATATAAAAACTTTAAGTGCGACTTCCATAACAATTCATAATACCGAATTGGATTCTGTATCTGGTATAAACACAGTAAACATCACTTCATATGGAACAGGAAAACATTCTATAGAATCCTATTCTACTAAAAAGAAAATTCAAAGATTTATAATTGAAAATAATGGCAAAGGTTATAAAAACAGATTAATAGAGTCTCCTTCTTCTGGAATAAGCACGATAGCAAATACAGTAACTATACAGAATCATGGATATGAAACTGGAGAAATTATAGTATATAACG